AATTTAACAAATGAGGATGAGAGTAGAGCTATGATATATAAAAATGGAGCTTTAGCTGCTTCTGTTGCTACTTTTCAAGGACAGAATGGAACATCAAATCTTGCTGTGCAAGCAGTTTTAGATTTAACAGCAGCTGATTTTATAGAACTCTATGCTTATCAAGTTTCAGGTGGAGCAATAAGTGTTGATGGTGGAGCAACTGGTATAACATTTTTACATGGATATAAAATAGGAGCATAATGACAAGTATATTAAAAGTAGACACGATACAGGACGCAGACGGTAATAACATTATCAACGAAAGTGGTAACACGATTACTATCGGTGCATCTGGTGACACTACAAATATTGTAGGAACTTTACAGAACAACGGCTCTGCTGTTGGTGGAGCTAACACTCCTATTGTTAGTGTAGACTTGACAGGCTCAGACCCAACATTTTCTTCAGGTTCTTATCACAAAGTATCATTAAACACAGAAAGAATTGATACTGATAATGCTTTTGACAATTCGTCTAACTATACTTTTACTGTTCCTAGTGGAAAAGCTGGAAAATATTTTATGTCTGCATCTGCAAGAGTAAATGATTTGAATGGTACTTCTGATTTTGCTATTATACAAATAGCAAATTCTGCAAGAAGCACAGTTTATAATAGTAATGTACAATCAGGAAACTCTGGTTATGGATATGCTGCAATATCTGTTTCAACTGCAAGAGATTTATCAGTTGGAGATACCGTCAGTCTTTGGGTTTATGGTTCAGAAGGAATAGGTTTAGCTGATGGTAATGTAAATTTAACAGTTTATAAATTAATAGAATAGGATAAATTATGGCATTAACTAGACTAGGACCAAATCAATCATTAAATTTAGCAAACAATGTTACAGGAACGTTGCCAACGGCTAATGGTGGTACAGGTGCAACTAGCTTTACAGCTGGTATTACAGTAGCAGATCAATGGAGATTAAATACAAGCTTTACTGGAGGTGCTGATCCAATAGCAAGTAATTTAGAACAAGTTGATACAAGTGGTATGGGAACATTAGGTTCTGCTATGACACAATCTTCAGGTATTTTTACTTTTCCATCAACTGGAATTTGGTTAGTTAAATTTAATTTAAGTGTTAATACAGGAGCTGGAACATCAGCTACGATTGATGGTTTGTGTACAAGTCAAATTCAAGCTACTACAAATAATTCAAGTTATAGTATTGTTGCTAGAGCGTCTGCTGGATTGCATGACTCAGGTGGTGCTACTGTTCATGAAAATGCGTCTGAAATTTCTGCTTTAATTGATGTAACAGATACGTCAAATGTAAAAGTTAGATTTAAAGCTGATAGTATTAATAGCACAACGACTGTAACAGCAGACACCGACCATAACAGAACTTTTTTTACTTTTATTAGGTTAGGAGATACATAAAATGGATTTTGACCACAGACCAAATCATATAGAAGATGCTCTTGTAGTAATGCACTCTAATCAATGGTTCACTTGGACAGATAGTAAAAACAAGATTTATGCTAATTTAAGACTCACAAAAAAAATTGGTGTTGATGGAAATTTAATTGATAACCCTGTTACAGAATTACCAAGTGAATCCGAAATAAATGCAAAACTTTTACAATTACAACAAGAATTTGATAACAACAATTCCTAATCCGAAAGGAGCCTAATAAATGCTCGGTTTTGATGCTATATCTGCTCTTCCGATATCTGATTCGATATTTGATCCTAACGTTTCAATTAACGTAACAGGTAATCCGTTAACATTATCAATAGGTAGTGCCACATCATTAGCAGGAGCTCTTGTAACGGTATCTGGAAACCCTTTAACAGCGGCTACAGGAAGTGTAGTAATTAATGCTGCAGCTAATGTAACTGTTGCAGGGAGTGGACTAACTCTTGCTGCAGGAAGTGTAGTAATTAATGCAGCTGCTAACGCAACAGTAACTGGAAACCAATTGACGTTGAATACAGGAAGTGTTACATTGATCGGTAAAGCAAATGTAACGCCTGATGCAACACCTTTGACTATAACTGTTAAGGATGCAACGGCAATAACATGGAGTGAAATAGATCCAAATACTAATAGTGTTTGGGTAGAAATAGACCCGATTTAATATGGCATCAACATTTTCAACAAATTCAAAATTAGAGATTATTACAACCGGTGAAAAAGCTGGTCTTTGGGGTAATATAACAAACACTAATTTACAGATATTAGAGCAGTTATCTAGCGGATATCTATCCCTAGATGTAGCTTCATCTGACCAAGCTCTTGCATTAGATAATGGTGCAACTTCGAATGGTAAAAATCTTTACTTTAAACTTACTGGAACATTAGCGGCTAATCGAACTGTAACTATTCCTAATAGTGCAGAAAGAATTATGATATTTGAAGATGCTACTACAAGAGAAAGTTCTGGAAGCACAAAAACTTTAACTATTAAAACTGTATCGGGGACCGGGGTTACTGTCCCTGCAGGTGCACATTTGTTAGTATATTCAGATGCTACAAACGTAAATCTTGGTTTATTAAATAAAGGCTATCTTACAGTAAATTCATCAACTGTTACTGCTCATACAGCAGTTGCAGGAGAACAAATTTTTGCAATAACAAATACTAACCCTATAACAATAACACTACCAGCAGCAGCTGCTACTGGAGATGAGGTTACTATAATAGATGGTGGTAACTTTTTTGCATCTAATAATCTTACGATAAATAGAAATAGTCACAAAATAAATGCGGGAACTTCTAACTTAGTTTTAAATGTTAATGGTCAAGCATCGACTTTAGTTTATGCTAATGTAACTGTTGGCTGGGTATTGAAGTCAACCAACCAGTAGGAGTAATATTATGGCTCTTGTTGAGTTTCCTTTTGCTCCCGGAATAGACAAACAGGACACAACTGTTGGTGCAGAAAATAGGTGGGTAGATTCCGACAATGTAAGATTTAGATATGGTCTACCCGAAAAGGTTGGTGGTTGGTCATCATTAGTTTCAGAAACAATAGTCGGTGCAGTTAGAAAACAACACTCTTTTGTTGATCTAGATGGTAATAGATATGTTGCACTAGGAACAGATAAATTTTTACTTGTATATTTTGAAGGACAACTTCATGATGTTACACCAGTAAAAGCTACGATTAGTTCTGTTGTTATGTCTGCTCAAGATGCAACACAAGAAGTATCTTTAACATTTTCTTCAGCACATAATTTAGAATCAGGTGATATTATTTTATTAGATAATGTAACAGTACCAAGTGGTATTGGTCTAACTAATGCTGCTTTTGAAGATAAATTGTTTCAAGTAACTAGAGTTACATCCTCTTTAATTGCAATTGTTACAGGGACACAGACCACAACCGGCGCAGCGGGTGGTGGATCTTGTAGTGTTATACCTTATGAAAAGGTAGGACCGGTAGCACAATCTTATGGTTATGGTTTTGGTATTGGTAATTACGGTGGAACAGTGTCAGGTGTTACTACTACAACTTTAAACGGTGCTCTTAATGCAGATACTGCTGGTACAGGAGGATCAGGTACAGCAATAACTTTAACATCTGTAACAGGTTTTCCAACTGCTGGAACAATAGCTGTTGGTAACGAGTTAATAACTTATACAGGTATAAGTTCAAATGACTTAACAGGTATCACCAGGGGTGCAAATGGAACAGCAACATTTGGTACATCAAATGGACAAGCACATAGCAGTGGTGCTACGGTAACAAACGCTACAAATTTTTCTGGATTTGGTAGTGCAGTAAATGCATCTACTGTAGTTCTAGAACCAGGTCTTTGGAGTCTAGATAATTTTGGACAAGTTCTCATAGCAACTATTGCAAACGGCAAAACATTTACATGGAATGCTGGAGCTGCAACACCTTTATTAAATAGAGCATCAACTACAACATCTGGTTTTGAAACAGGAAATAATCCCACTGCATCGAGAGTTACATTAATATCACCAACAACACGTCACTTAATACATTTTGGAACAGAAACAACTATTGGAACGACGACCACACAAGATGATATGTTTATAAGATTTTCTGATCAAGAAGATATTGATAGCTACACTCCATCTGCAACAAACTCAGCTGGTACTTTAAGGATTCAAGACGGAACAAAAATAGTTGGAGCTATAAAAGCAAAAGAAGTTATTTTAATATGGACTGATAATGCTCTATATACAATGAAATTTATAGGAGCTCCTTTTACTTTCCAATTAGATCAAGTGGGCACTAACTGTGGTTTGATAGGTAAGAATGCTGTTGTAGAAATAGATGGAGCAGCTTTTTGGTTATCACCAAATGGATTCTTTTTATTTGATGGTACAGTTAAATCATTACCATGTTCTGTAGAAGATTTTGTGTTTACTAATTTTGATACTACAAAAGGACAACAAGTTGCTGCAGGTTTAAATAATTTATTTACTGAAGTTACTTGGTATTATCCATCATCAACAGCTACTTTTAATGATAAGTATGTTGTATATAATTATGGTGAATCTGCCTTAACTAAAGTGCCTGGTGGTGTTTGGTATACAGGCACAGAAGCAAGAACTAGTTGGATGGATGCAACTATATATCCAACTCCTTATGCTACTAAATATGATAGCTCTGCTAATGGAACTTTTCCTGAGATTGTAGGTCAAGATGGATTAGGGCAAACAAAATATTTTGAACACGAAACAGGGACCGATCAAGTTAATGAAGATGGTTCAACCACAACTGTAACTTCTTTTATAAAATCTTTTGATTTTGACATGCAACAAAGATCTTTTAAAAATCCAACAATAGCTGGTGAAGCATTTGTGGCTGTCAGAAGATTCGTGCCTGATTTTAAAGATTTACAAGGTAATTCAAAAATAAGTTTAGCTGTAAAAAGATATCCACAACAATCTGATACCACTACAACACTAAGCCCTTTTACAGTTGACTCTACAACAGATAAAAAAGATACAAGAGCTAGAGGTCGTTTTGTAAATATTAAAATAGAAAACGATGCCGCTAGTGAGAAGTGGAGATTTGGAACATTAAGATTAGATATACAACCGGATGGTAGAAGATAATGGCTAAAATAAATATAAGAATACCTGAACCAAAAGAAGATTATGATGTATCAAACCAAAAACAAATTAATAGAGCTTTAACAATAATGAAAGATCAATTAAATTCTACATTTTTGGATGAAGTAAAACAGGAGCAAGAGAGATTCTCTTGGTTTATAAGTGGCTAATATATATAAAAATGAATTAGTGGATTTAACCACTACGGGCAACACTACAATATACACAACACCCTCTGATTCTAGAGCTATAATTAAAAGTATATTAGTATCAGAGGACGCTGGATCAGGATGTGATGTAACCTTTACCATAGTAAATGCTGCATCTGCAGTATTTAGCCTTTTTAAAGATAAAGCAATAGCTTCAAAAGCAACAACTGAGCTGTTAACTCACCCTTTAATTTTGGAAGAAAATGAGGTATTAAAAGC